CCACAACAAGGCTTTTGCCAAAAAAGTAGGAGTTCCTCAATCGGTAGGTGAGGATTTTGCAAAAGCCGATAAAGGCAAACATTTTAAAAAAGGTGGAATTAACATGGCAACAAAAAAACGTAGTGTAAACCCAGCAATGGCAATGATGGCAGCTCGTGCCATGCCAACTCCAGCTCCATCCCCAATGGCAGCTCCAGCAGGTCCTATGGCTGGTGGAATGAAGCATGGTGGATTGTCTAAAGAGCATCACAAACATCTAGCTCATCACCATTTGGCGATGGCTGAACACCACATGGCTCAACATGAAGGCCATAAGCATGGTGGCAAGATTCACAAAATGGCTCATGGCGGTAAAGCTCATCACGAAAGTGAAAAGATGCATGAGTTGAATCAAGCTAAAGAACTTAGACGTATTGCCAAGGAAGAAGAATCCGAAGCAAAACACATGAAACATGGTGGCAAAGCTCACATGAAGAAATACGCTCATGGCGGTGCTATTAAGCGTGAAGCCAGCACTGAGCATCGTGGTCATTTCAAAGAGAAAGAGACTATGGGTCCTCGTGGCATGAAGGAAGATGTTGAAAAAGGATCTAATAAATTAGGTCGTTTTGGCGAGTCTAAAGTTCAAAAGCGTGGTCACACTGAAGATCGCAAACCAAAGATGCATGATGATGGCTACAATGATATCGGCACATCTGGTTCTATCTCTGGTAAAAAACATGGTGGTCATATTAAGAAAATGGCTTCAGGTGGATCTACTTCTAGCCGTGCTGATGGCATTGCAAAACGTGGTCATACAAAAACCAAATACTGTTAATTAGGAGATATCTATGTCACACGGACACAAAAAACATCACGAGCACATTGAACACCATTTGAAAGAACATGATGGTGGTCACGCTCATGGCGGTCATATCCATAAGCACGAAGCTCACGAAAAGCATTTGAAAGAGCATGATGGCGGTATGCATGGTCACAAACATCACCATGAGCACGTTGAAACAATGTGCGGTGGCGGTCACGCTCATAAGTAATGAGAGCCAGCAGAGGAATGGGGGCAGTTAACCCATCCAAAATGCCTCGTAAAAAGATTATCCAGAGAAAGGATAATCCAGATGCTGTTGAGTTTTATGCCAAAGGTGGGCAAATTTGGGATAAACCAAGACCGAAAGATCTTGGTAAACCAAAACATTTGAGTTCTGCAAAGAAAGCCAAAGCTAAAGCATCAGCCAAGGCAGCTGGTAGACCATACCCTAATTTGATTGACAATATGAAAGCTGCAAGGAAGAAAAAATGAATTTATTTGAAAAAGTATTAGGTTTTGTAAAAAGTTTTGGTCATAAAGTTGAAAGCGAAGAACATAAACTTTTAAATGATTTTGTTGTCTTTTTGGGCAACGAATCTTCTATTATTGAAAACTTTTTGCAATCTAAAGGTTTGGATAAAGATGGTAAAGAAAAAGAAGTAATTAGCAAATTTATTGCTTCAATTGTTCCTGCACCAGAGCCTGTACAAGTTGCCCCTGTTGAGGTTGCTCCTGTTGAGGCTGCTCCTGTTGAATCTGCCCCTGCTGTAGAGGCACCAGCCAGCGTAACTATTAATGTTGAAGACCCATCTTCTGCAACTGTACAAGTTACTGCTCCTGTTAACCCAGAACAAAATGTTGCGAGTTAATCATGGCAGAAAAATGGATCCAACACGCCATCAAACGAGCTGGTGCGTTGCGTAAATTTTTGGGAGTTAAAGAAGGACATACAATCCCAGAGAAAAAGCTCGAAGCAGCTGCACATAAACCTGGCAAACTAGGTCAACGTGCTCGTTTGGCTGAAACTCTAAAAGGCTTTAAGCATAAATAATGGCTACTACAGGGACATCCGTATTTGACCTAAACATGAACGACCTCATTGAAGAGGCGTTTGAAAGGTGCGGTGTCGAACTTAGAACTGGTTATGATTTTAGGACAGCCAGACGGTCTTTAAACATCCTAACAGTCGAGTGGGCAAACCGAGGAATTAACCTTTGGACTATTGAAGAAGGTCAGATTCCTATGGTTACTGGGCAGATTACCTACCCTCTGCCTATAGATACCATCGACTTATTAAGCCAAGTTATCCGAACTGGTACTTTGCAAAACCAGATAGATATCAACATTAGTCGCATTTCCGAGGACACCTACTCGACATTGCCTAATAAATTGGCTCAAGGAAGACCCATCCAAGTATGGATTAACCGTCAATCTGGGCAAAACAACCCTACCGCTTACACCTTAGTGGGAAATGGTTCTACAACTGGAATTAGTGCTACCGACACTACGATTCAGTTATCGCCATCAGATATGACTGGTTTGGCAGCCACTGGCTACATTCAGATAGACAATGAGATTATTTACTACCCAAATGTCTCCACAACAGCTCCACAGCTGTTAAATTGCTATCGTGGTCAGAATGGTACTACCGCAGCTGCTCATGCGACTGGAGCACCGATTAGCGTGGTTAATCTGCCATGTATTAACGTTTGGCCTACTCCTAACTCTCCAGGTAGCCAATACACATTTGTTTACTGGCGTATGCGTAGGATTCAAGATGCTGGAACTGGTATTAATACCAATGACATCCCTTTCAGATTTATTCCAGCAATGGTTGCTGGTTTGGCGTTCTATTTGTCATCTAAGATTCCTGGGGTAGACCCCAATAGAATCCCAATGCTCAAAGCAGAATACATGGAACAATGGGATTTAGCTTCTCAAGAAGATAGGGAAAAAGCAGCTATTCGCTTTGTTCCTCGTATGTCTTTCTACGGAGGTCACAGTAGATAATGGCTACACCTGAAGAAATCAAAGCTGCTAAAGATAAAATTGCTGAAATTGCCCAGCAAAAACGAGCACAGGATGAGGCTACACGCCCACGCACCTACACTGAAAGATTGCAGGACATGGGTCGACTGCCAAAAGGTGGTGGTACTGGATCCGCTGAAGGCGTTTCAGGCGGTGATGGTTTATTGAAAAATGAAATTAGTGCCAAGAATCCTGTCTATAAAAAGGGTGGCAGCGTTCAGGATAAATACCGAAATCAGAAGTTAGTCAAAGGCTTTGAAGGTCAAAAAACTAGCATGACAAGAGTATTCAATGGCACTGTTGTGCGTGGTCATGGCATAGAAAGTAAAGGTCGTACAAAAGGTAGGTTCGTCTAATGCCAAACAAGTATTCCTCTGGTAAATGGGCAATAGCACAATGTGATCGTTGTGGCTTTAGATATATGCTCAAGGAATTAAAAAAAGAGGTTATCAAGACCAAGCTATACAACATTAAGGTTTGTCCTGAGTGCTGGGATCCAGATCAGCCACAGTTAAGTCTTGGACTTTATCCTGTGAATGATCCACAAGCTGTACGGGAGCCACGCCCAGACGTTACTTATTACGCTGGTGGAACATCAGGATTATTTACCAACCCTTATGATCCTAATGTGTATAACGTGGATAATTTAGGTTATCCAAGCGATGGCAGTAGACAGATTCAATGGGGATGGAACCCAGTAGGTGGGGCGAGTTATTTTGACAGTTATTTAACGCCAAATTCCTTGCTTCCTGTTATAACAATCGGTACAGTAACCATTACAACAACTTAGGAGTTTAAAATGGACAAAAAGCAAGTAACTAAGATTGCAGATAAAGAAGCAAAAAAAGAAGTGCATAAACATGAACATCATATGCACCCAGGTATGAAGCCTACTAAAATGGCTAAAGGTGGCGTGACAGGTAAAGCAATGAAAGCTGTAGGTCGCAACATGGCTCGTGCCATGAACCAAAAATCTTCTTCAAGAGGTCGTTAATATGGCATATGATAAATCGGTAAAAGCAACCAAAAAGAACAGCCCAGCTGTTCGCACTGGTCATGCTAAAAATGACAAACCAGCATCTGACTATGCTGCTCCGCACACTATGTCTGGTAAAAAATACACAGTAGAAAGTTTTCAAGCGATGGAAGATGCTATTCCTTACGCAACTACTAAAGCTGCCAAAGACGTTAATTTGCGTGATCCTATTCCAAATGGCATGAGCTATGGTCAATCTAAAGAACCAAAAACGTCTGGCATTGAAATGCGTGGAGCTGGTGCAGCTACTAAAGGTCGTATGTCTAGAGGTCCGATGGCTTAAGGGTTAACCCTATGAATTACGAACAGTTATATAACAATATCCAGTCTTACGCTGAGAACACCGAACAGTTGTTCGTGGCAAATATTCCAGTCTTTGTAATGGAGGCTGAAGAGCGTATATATAACTCAGTTCAATTACCATCGTTGCGCAAAAATGTTATTGGAACCATGACATTTGGAAATAGTTATTTGTCTTGTCCTATAGATTATTTATCAACATATTCGTTGGCTGTAATTGATTCATCAGGTAATTACAGTTATCTATTAAACAAAGACGTTAACTTTATTAGACAGTCTTATCCAAATCCAACAAGTACTGGTATGCCTCAGTATTACGCACTTTTTGGTACGCAATACAACAATAATAATGAGCTATCTTTTATTTTAGGTCCAACACCAGATACAAACTACAGCGCTGAATTGCATTATTTTTATTACCCACCAACCATTGTTCAAGGTCAAATATCACTCCTTGGAACTATTACAGGTGGCTCACTATATACCAATGGTATATACCAAAACGTATCTTTAACAGGAGGTTCAGGTGCTAATGCAACTGCTGATATCCTTGTTGCCTCAGGTGCAGTGGTCTCCTGCAACCTTAAGTTTGGCGGTAATTTTTATGTTGCTGGAGATATATTGTCTTGTTCTTCTTTGGGGTCTACTGGTAGCGGTTTTTCAGTCCCAGTAAATGCGGTTTCAAACGCAACTGGTACTAGTTGGTTAGGTGATAACTATGACCCAGTATTGTTTTACGGGGCTATGCGTGAAGCTATGATCTTCATGAAAGGTGAGCAAGACATGGTTGCTTACTACCAAAAAATGTATGAAGAAGCTCTTGCACAGCTTAATCGTCTTGGAACTGGTCTTGAACGTGGTGATGCTTATCGTAACGGTCAAGCTCGTATTATGGTGAAACAATGATCGTTCAAGGATCTTGTAACGTATTTTCTCAGAACCTGTTAAACGGTAATGAGAACTTTACAACTGGTACTTATTACATTGCCCTGTATAACGCCAATGCCAATTTAAACCCTACGACTGCTGCTTACACCAGTGTGAACGAAGTAACTGGAAATGGTTATACGGCTGGTGGTATTCCTTTGGTTATTTCAACGGCTCCCACAATTAACCAGCAATACAACACCACTTATGTGTCTTTTGCTAACGCTGTTTGGAGTCCAGCATCGTTTACTTGTAGAGGTGCTTTGGTCTACAATTACATAACAAAAGCAGCTTGTTTTGTCCTGAATTTTGGTTCAGATAAGACGTGCAACAGTAGCTTTACAGTGCAGTTCCCAGCAGCGACTTATTCGTCTGCTATTTTGACAATCAGTAGCTATACGGCTGCTAATGTAGTAAGTTCTGGAGATTAATTATGCATAAAGAAATTGGAAGCTGTGGCGATAGCGCTGTAGCAACATTACAAGCCAATGCTGGCACAAACGAAACTATGGGTATTGAAGGTTATTGGCACGTTGAGTGCCGTGATGCTCAAGGTAACCTTAAGTGGACTGAAGAGTTTCCTAACCTAGTCGTAGCCGTAGGCAAACAGTTAATGCTCGATACCTTATTAAAAGGTAGCTCTTACAGTGTTACTGGTCCTTACCTTGGTTTGACTAATGCTTCATTGACTCCAGCTGCAACAGATGTAATGAGCACTATTGTGCCTAGCAAAGAATTTACTGCTTACACTGTTGGCGGTTCTGCAGTGCGTGGTACAGCCGTGTTTGCTTCTTCTACTTCTACTGGTGCTACACCGTCAAACGTAACCTCTTCAACTGCATCTGCAATTACTTACACCATTACTGGTGCTGGCGGTACTGTTTATGGTTGCTTCTTGGTATTGGGTTCTGGTGCATCAAGCACACAGAGTAATACTGGTGGAACTTTGTATTCTGAAGGAAACTTTAGCGTAGCAAAAACAACGACATCTGGTGATACGATTTCTTGTACCTACAGTACTACGGCCACTTCTTAGCCCTTGATTTATAAGGCATTTTTGTGTTTTATACTTATAGTCACGCTACCCCGCAAGGCCGTTTATTCTACATAGGTAAAGGTCAAGGGAAGCGTGCACATCAATTAAAATACAGAAACGATAAGTGGAAAAAATTTGTTGCAAAGTATGGCCAACCGACTGTACAAATATTAGCCCATTGGAAAACAGAAGCCGAGGCTCTTGACCATGAAATGTTGCTTATATCTTGTTTTAAAGATATGGGTTATGACCTAGCCAATTTAACAGAGGGTGGTGAAGGCACTTCTGGATATAAACATACCCAAGAGCAAATAGAAAAAAATAGACTAGCTAAATTAGGTTCTATTCCTTGGAATAAAGGTATATCGTCTGGGCTAAAACATTCAGAAGAATTTAAAGAAAAAATTCGTCAAACTCATAAAGGCAATAAGTACAATGTAGGTAGACCTGCTTCTGAAAAACAACGCCAAACAGCTAGC